CTGTTCATCAGTATATCCCGAACCAACGTTTACTCGAATTTTGCCATCGTTGGATTCACATACTAAGGCACCCAGACGACCTTTGTTCTTACCTGTACCTTCTTCCCAATCTACAATACGAAGATCACACTCAAGTTCGCCCTTAAACTTAATTTGCTCCTTGGAACGCTTGTCCTCCCAGATACCATCTTTGGATTTTAGAATAGTACCTTCTTGACCTTCGGAAAGAAACTTCTCAAAAAGTCTTTGCGCTTCATAAAGATTGTCTACAGGCTTTGTCCAAACCATATTCACATAATGCTTGATCTGAGAATATTTGTTGGACATATCTTGCATTGCATTACTAAGTTTAGCAAGACGATCTACGTATTTTTCCTCATGCTTACCTACGGTGAATGATTCATACGGAATCGCATCCCAAAGAGTTGCCATAACTTGCATTGCTTCGGTTTGGCTCATTGTGCCTTTAATCGCCTTCGAAAGAATACCGTTGCCTGTCTGGCGGTTAACAGGTTTGCCTGCATAATCGGCAATTAACAGCTCACCATCAAACACCATATCCGCCTTGTAGTGTTCTGCCATTCGAATAAAGGGCAAGGCAAATGTCTTATTCGGAATGTTCAGTTCTTTACCATTACGAGACCTAAACTCTACTTCTCCGTTTTTGACGATAGCATTGAATCGCATACCGTCGAGTTTAAGCTGTACGAGCGCTGGCCATTGTATTTTATCAACGAGCTTTTGGTCGTATCCAGAAGCCAACATAACTGGGTACGTCGAGATAAGTTTTGGCCAAATTTTGTTTGCTGTTGCTTCTGATACCCCGCATCGGAGATCTTTTGCAATAATACGCTCAATGATTTTTGCATCTTGCTCAGTAAGTGATTCTAAAATGTTTTTAAGATGATCAATTGCCTTGTTACCTGTTACTACACGATTACGAAGATCGTCTAAACGACCTAAGGCATTTTCCAAAGTATTACTACCATTGCCTGCAGTATACGAAGGAATCTTTTTAATATAAAATTGATGAAATGGGTCTAAGGCATAAGTGAAAACTCTTTTAAGTGTTTCATTGCTCTTGTGCCTAATTAGAATTGCTTCTTTTGCAAGACGTGAATTGTCTGAAGCAAGCTGTTCAAAAATAGTATAGATTTGGCTCATATTTTCTCCTTTGTCCCTAAATTATAACATCTTAGGACAAAGAAGTCAAGCATTTCTCAAAAAAGGATCATAATTAGTTGTTATTGAAAAAACAACCTTATATTTAGATTCCTGAGAAAGAACTTGTTCTTTTGCTAACTCTATAGAGTCGAAATTTCTGTAGACACCAATAATAGTTTTTCTCTTTACTCTATTAATTTTGTCCAAATATTTGGCTTCTAGGATGTATTGATTAGCTATCATTTGATATTAATGGTATGGTCAGAGGGATAGCCCAAATTCAAATCTAAATTTAGATCAAGATCAGAATTATCTGAACCTGTTAAAATGAATCTGTCTTCTTGTGGATCCTGTGGACAGATTTCTAATTTACCATCGAAAGAATATCCCGATCCTCGAAGAAACATATCAAATTCTGAAACAACGTCATCGAGAGAATCAACAGTAAATTCCTTGGTCAATTTTGACCCTGTTCGATAACCATTCAAATCAAGATCTTCTGAAATAAAAGTAAATTTAGGCATATTCTTTACCCATAGTAGTTGTTTGAGTAATTGTCTCATAAAGAGTTTCAAACTCCTCATGATTTTGAACTTCTTGCTGAAAATTTTGCTTATGGTATACTTTTACCATTTTGCGAAAAATCTTTTTAGACAATTCTTGTTCTTCACAAATATCATTGATAGCATTTTTAATATAATCTCGCTCTGCTTCAATACGAACCATAGAATCGCTGATTTGTTTCATGCAATCGTAAACTGCTTTACGATCTTTAACATTGGATAATGAACTCATATAGTTTTCCTTTCAATATCATCTTCAACACAATTGTCTCCGTATTGTATCTCTACAATTTTTAGTGGAGTTTTTCCTTCATTACAAAGTTGATGCCATTCTGTAGTATCAATATGTAAACTTGCAAATTTAGAATAAATGCCCTTTAGATAAACATCGGTTTTTCTAGAATCTAACGTATAAACTGTAGCTACACCTTCTGCTACGAACCAATGCTCAGCACGCTCAAAATGTTTTTGCATACTAAGACATTTACCTGGCTCTACAGTTAATTCTTTTACCTTTACTTCTTTACCATAGGTATGAACAGTTCTATAGTATCCCCATGGGCGTTCTGTCTTAGGAGATTTCCATTCTTCTAAAATCCATGAACTAGAATTCTTTTTATCTTCGCCGCCGATGCCAAACGCAAATTCAAGGTTGTCATCTTGAATATCCATTTCTGGAATATTTGTTCGAGTTCTATCCCCACCATTGGCAAAAATAATTTTGTCATTTGGAAAAGTTTGTCTAGCTAATTTAATGGCGTTTCTTGCACTGTCATCGTCGTCATTAAACTCTATGACATAGTCCACCATTTTAAGACTTTGTATAATTTTACTTCTTTCATACCAAGACATAAAGGGTCGCCCCTTTTTTCGGATTAACCAATTGTCAGAATTTATTCCTACGACTAATATGTCGCCTAAACTTGCGGCAGTCTTAAAATAAGCAATATGCCCCGAATGTAGCGGATCGAAACCGCCTGTAACTAAAACTACAGTTCTCATTAACGCCTCATACTTGAAATGTCTTTTGCTTCTTTGTCTGAAAAAATAGGCACAGCATTGGACTTGTGCATAGTACCAATGCCAATAATCTTGTCGCCAGTATATTGCATCGCCTGCTTAATATTTACTGCGCCTCGTTGACCTGTGTCTACACTTTTGATATGTTTTGTACTACGATTCTCCGGCACTTTTAGAGTAGGTGCAGAGATAGGTGTGAAGGACTTCTTGGAAGATTTTTTAGAATCAGTTGCGCCGTGCTTGGTTAGCAACTTTTGCCATTGGTCATCTAATTCCCTGGCTTTTCTTGCTTGTTCGGCATTACGAAACTTCTGCTTACCTTTTTTCTTGCCTAAAGTTGTCAACCAGGGACCAATCAAATGCATCGTCATAATAACCTCACATCTACGTAACAATTATATTATAACACCTTTATCAATACTTGTCAAATGCTTTATAATGCCCATGATTAAAAACTCTAGGGTCTAAAACAGGATCGGGAGGCATTTCTCCGATATCTGACCATAACTCCTTTGGTTCGGATTCATTTTGGTTCTCTTCTTTGAACCAGGTCAGGATGCGTCCAAAGAAGCTTTCTTTTTTGGTTCTTTTACCTTGGTTGGTACTTTTACCGGAGGAGGCAAAAGATTAGGGAAGGCTTCTCTTACCAAATCTTCTTTCAATGATTTGTATTTTGTTTGAAGAGCTTTGTCTTTGGCAAAGCAAACTAGTTCAGCTTCTGACCAATGTATGCCCTCTAACATTTGAATAAACAAGGCTTCTTTTCTTTGTTTAGTCAAATTAATATTTGGATCCAACCAAATATAGAAACGTCTAAACTCAGCGAAAAGATTTGTTTCGGAATATCCCATCGGTACCGAAGTGTCCTTTTTAAAGGGAGGTTCCCCTTCGGGTAGGTATACTTTGATTGCAGGATCAAAATTCATTCTTAAAATTTGACGAACTACAGGATGATCATATGCACGAAGAACCTTAACTTTAGATTCTTTAGTTGCGGCACGATCCACTTCATCAAAAATTTGTGGGATAGTTGTTCTCATTTTAAAATTCCTCGATTAGTTCCATCATATTCTTCATTCTATTTTGAACAAAGAAATTTAACAGTTTACTTTTATCTTTTTGTGGTTGCCCGGTATAACTATTTATAATGGATTCTTTAATGTTGGTTGGTATGCTATCAAAGCTAACCAATTTCTTATTTCTTAGATAGTTTTGTTTAAACTCTGCGTCCTGTGGCATTAGTTCAGGATTTTTGAACCATTCATCTAACTTTTTCTGCGTAATAGGTTTTTGTCTAACACCATTGACAATACTATCATCTGCAGACAATACATTAGGAACACCGTCGCCCTTATCACCTTTAATGATATGCTCAAAAGCATATTTTTCTGGACTAATGGTAGGCTTCACGAGTTTCTTTTGAATAGGAGAGAATTGCTGCACGTTGTTCCAACGCTGCAATTGAATGAAATCATGGTCACCGGAAATTACAAGAAACGGTTTAGGTTCATCGAACAAACCATTCGCAAGATCATTAGTCTGAGACCACTCTGCCAATACTGCAATAATATCATCTGCCTCGGCGCCATCGACATTAATTACTTTGTATGGGAAGAAGTCATTGATCTCCTCACGAATCATTGATAAGGCTTCGAAGATTACCTTCCAATCGAACCCCGAATCTTCTCTTGCCTTTTTTCTTCCGGCTTTATAGTGGGAGAACTCTTGCCTGCGCCAATAATTGTAATTGTCGCATGCAATAACAAGCTCTCCATATTTTTGTCCGAACTTTTGCTTATAACCTCGAATGGAGTTTATAATCATATGTCGAAGAAGCGGAACTTCAATCTCAATATCATTACGACCACCCACTTCTGCCATAAAATTCGATATAGCAGTTTGATTAAAGTCAACAACCATCATAATATATTATCCTATTTTATGCGAATACCACGTTTACGTTAGCTCCAGAAGGAGTTACATTTGCAATGTTGGAAGGTCTAATAGCATTGCCTAAACTATCATAGTACACTCCCGATGTCTGTAGTGCACTAGCATACGGTGCAATATTAGCCTTTACTTCGGGTTTCAATGTCAAATCAAATACTTGATTACCGCAACCCGACAATAAGTTATAAACTATTTGTGTAAGCTGTGATGTTACCGCACTTCTAACTGCTGCTTTGTTAATCAAATTATTAAAATTAAGATTAAACCCATTTACCTGAGATTGAAAGGTTGCCAACGCCTGCTGATAATCAGAATAGCCTGTCGCACTACTAATTTGTTCCTTGATTGCTGCAATAGCATCCCCTTGCTGTAATGAACTTATAAGATTTTGCAAATCTATATCAGGCACATCTCGATTAGGGACACATCCGCTTCCCAATAAGTCTTGTAAAGAACAACCCCCTGCCGCAGCAGAACCAGAAAGAGTTCCTACTCCTGATAATCTATCACTATTAGTTTTATATGTAGACATGGAAGTAATTATATTGGATAACGCCCCACGTTCAGCTAATAGCTGCGTATTACCAGACATTCCGGGCTCAGCTAATCTAGAATTAACTGTTGCCAATCTAGTGTTTGCTGCAGTTGTTGTTCCATCCAATACTGTACCAATCGGATTTTGATAAAACTGTGTACCGATTCTCTCAATCGTATCAGAAAAATCCCCAACCGTCTGTTGTGCAGAGTTGATGGTTTCAGTTACTCTTTCAATTAGCTGTCTAACCTGCGTGAGCCCAGTTGGTATTAACCCAGATCTGGGAGCTATAGTTGGGACACCATTTGTCAACTGAGAATAAATTTGCTGCAAAGGATTGCCTCCTATTTGCGATAGAATAATTTTTATCAAATGACAATATGTTAGTTTAATAAAGGACATAGTTACCTCAGTATTTTTAATATTACGGTATCTATATTTATCCTACCGTTGACAGCCTGTTCTTTAGATTTTATGGTATCCATAAAACTTCTAAGCTTTACTTTACCCGAAGACATTAGATCCTTAATTTGTTCCTCGGGTTTTCGAAGTGTCTTTTGCTTAGATTTCTCGGGTTCCCAATTCTGCAAAGTAGTACCTTTAACAGTAATGCCTTTGGTTGAGTCTGAAGTATAAACTGATAACTTTCTAGTTTTAGTATTGAATAACCATACTTGTTGGGCACCTACAACATCAATTGGTCGCTCTGAGTCAATTCCAAGTTCTTCATCTTTAGTTTTATATTTAAAGTTTTTAACTTGTTGTGCTGCAGGTTTTTCTCTAACCGCTCTTGGCTTACGATTGGCTTTCTTAAACTGACCATACAAATCGCAGTCTTGAATAAATTGTTCAAAAAGCTTAACTAATGCTTTTAGCTTTCTTTTATTCAAATTAGAATAGCCTTCGACAAGTTGAGAATCTTTACTTTCAATAACTTCAGTAAATTCTACTAGTTTTTTCTCTGCCCAAACTTTTATATCTTGCACATACGGTGCAGGAATTTGTTTGGACTTGAAATCGTTATATAATGAGAACTCTTGATCATTTTTTATAAAATCATCGATGACGCCTTCGAGTTCTCCAATATACTCTTTTGTCTTTTGCTTAATAGCATCTTGAATATTAACTACAACCTTCTTTTCCTTTTCTTCAGGCGTTTCCAAAGTTTGTTCAAGCAAAACATTATTGATTAGTATATCAATATGCTTATCTAATCTTGCACGATGTTCTTCGGAAATGCTGGCACCTCGATTAACTAGACGAGCTAGCCAACCGAGGGTAGTAACTACTTTATTTTCGGCTACCTTCTGAAAAGATTTGTAATCTTTGTTGCGAGTCTTTTTGACATATTCAAGTATATACTTGTAGGCATCTGTTCTAGATTTCTCAGCACTGTACCAGTTAAAAATTACTTGAATATCACCTTTGTAGCTATCCTGCGAAGGGTCAAGTTTTGATCCTGTAGGTTCATTACCTGTTAGCATGCTAGCCGCAGCTTTTGCGGCAATTACACTTTGTTTAGCCATTTACGCACCCAGAGTAAATTTAATTTCTTTAATTGAATCGTATCTGCAAGACCGCCAACCTTCAGACTCAATATCCCAGAATGAAATGGTATCCTTAGTTTTTGATCTAGTTGGCGCATCTTCACCAAAATCTTTTTGTACTTCAGGCAGATGGTCTTCTCTAAGAGTACATTTCATTTCTCTTATAGTACCATCTTTTTTGGTAAAAGTCAAATGAACAATTTCCGTTTCAAGAACTCCTTTTAACCAACTATGGAATTCTTTTTGCTCCTCGGGGCTTGCAGTTTTATACCAACCTAAATTTGTTTTAGACTTGGATGCTATACTCATCTTCGATCGCCTTTAAAATAGTTTCAACTCTGTTATCCACATGATGATTATAACAGATTAGGCGATGTCTGTCAAGCACTCCTTTTGGACCCAATTTGTCGAATTTTTGATTCGCTTTCATTGTAATTTCCATGGGAGCTTGTATATCTTCGTAATCATAAAATACTATATGATCCCAAAGATTAATAACGTCTCTATGATATTTCAGAGATCTTGGAACGATTGGAATTCCACCAGTAATTAGTGCATCATATATTCTGATAGGAGCATCATTCAAAACTGGAACTATCCAATGTGATTTGTGAGAACACCATTCGGTAAATCTATCTAGCATTTCTCTGCTATGATAAGATCCATCCACAAGTTTTACACTTGGCAATGTTCTATGAAGAGTTTTTAGGTTCTTCATTCTAAGAGGAAATTGAGGATATTCAATATGTGTTCCTAGAGGCTCATTGCTTCGCTCGGTGTCGGTAATTATCTTTAAGTGTTCCTCTAAAAATTCTTTTGGCCATTGAATGACGCCAGAGGACACGGGGCCTGCCATAATATTGTTATATCTTGACAATGGTTCTAAATTATCAGAATGAGTAGGAACGTACAAATCCGAAAGTGCCGCTAGCATGCCAGATAAAGCGAACCAATGGTGATTATCAAAATCCCATATAGCAAAAATACTTGTAGGTGAGTTAAAATATACTCTTATAAACTTGTCAAGACTATTGTCAACCATTATATTGTTATTACTTAATATTACAATAGAATTTTCAAATTTTTCAGGTGCAGTTTGCATATTGAAAAACTCTATTTCAGAATTTTTTGGTTTATGTCTAACTGCGTGGAAAATATGATCAGTTAAATAAACTTTACCGGAGTAGTTTTCTTTTAAAGTACTCTTTAATAGTCTATTTCTTTGATTTTTTTGCAATACCAAGTTATATAAATCTTCATTTTGAGATATATGACTTGTTGCAGCAATACTTTGTGCTATTTGATTTGCTGACCCGTTCGCTCGGTTAATTAAATCTATTAGAGTGGGTTCACCGGATTGCATATTATAAAAAACAGACATTATCTACCTCTTCCTGACTTGCGCACAATTGCTCGGTTAATGTTGTTAACTTGTTTTGGTCTTGCGGTGTTTACCATTTGCTGAAGATTGTTTAGAGATACTGAATGAAGTTTAACCTTACCTGTTTTTGTTTTATTTGGATCACGGACTGTTGTTTTTTTCGTAGACATATTTTCTCCTCAATTAATATACCCAGACTCCTCTAAGAAGTTTAGTCTCATCCAGGTGTCTTTCCAATCTTTGATATGATATATTTTACCTAAGTTTTCTTCAATAATTTTTTGACCAAGAGGCCAATCATTACCTGCGAAATCCATTCTGTCACCAAAGAACTGCAAATCTTTACGTTTGATATACTTTAAAATTTGAGATTTATTAGATCCTCTTTTAAAAATATCAATACCTGTTTCGCCACCTACTACTGCTTCCACATCTGGCCAATTTTTATTAATGTACTGGCAAAGTTGTTCTCTTTCTTTCTTAACAACATCCCATTCATAATAATGTTTTCTCTGAACTCCTACTGCATCTCTACCTACAACAGAAAAATTCATCATCCCTACTCTTTTTTCAAGATGATTACCATATCTAAACTTGTATTTGGAATTTGATAGTACCTCTAAAAGATACTCTCTGAGATCGTCTGGTATTTCCCAATCTGATTTAAATATTCTGGTTGTGCCTTGGTAGATTTCATTACCAGAACAATTAAAGCAGTAGTCAACTTGCTTGACAATATCTTGACCAAGTTGTTCTACTGTTTTTCCTAGATCAGATCCGGTGACCAAAGCCACCGGATATTTTGATATAAATTTTTTGAAGTAAATTTCAAATTCAGAATCTATTTTGCCTCTACTTGGTGTTAGAGTGCCATCCACATCAAAAATAAAGTACATATTATTTTTTAGGCTTCTTAGGTGCCTTTGCTGGTGCTGGCTTTTTAGCTGGTTCAGGTTTTTTAGCTGCCATTTTTTTCTCCTTCGGAGGGGCTGGTTGTTGAACTTCTTCCTTAACTACCTCTTCCATCTTTGGTTCCTGAATAGGCTCATGAACGGGTGAGGGAGCTAAGACTGCAGATTCTACAGGAGCAGAATCAGTCGGTGGAGCACTTGCCTTGATTTCTTCAGTTAGAACTGGCATAGGCTTTAGTTCAGTTGTAGGCTTAACTGAGTCCAAAGGATGTCGACCATCATCATCCTCTTTGTTCAAAACACGATAACCTACGTATACCATAAGAACCAACAGTGCAACAAGAATAATGAGTTCCATAATTTCTCCAATCTTAGATTTAGAATATCACGGCAATCGCCGACTTAGTATTTATAACTAAGATTATGATTTAATGTTTTTTCTCGTGGATTCTATAAACCAAAAGGGTCTACCATAATCCGAGAAAGTTTGAATTCTAAATCTTTCGGGTAAGTATTTGTCCAATTTAAAATCTGATGAGGTATTGTCTAAAGAAATGGATTTATACTGTTCTTTGGTGATATGACCTAACCAAACGGTAGACAAAGTATGATATGGACCTTCGCCGAAGTTATTCTTCTCATAGATATCTTCGTAAAAACCAATAGGAGCTAACTCTTCGGTAAAGTCAAGATTAACCTCTTCTTTAATTTTTCTTCTTGCAGCCTGCTCCGAAGATTCGAGTTTGTGAACTCTGCCTCCGATTGGCCAATATATGTTTTTGCATGGCTCTTCTAATCTTTTTATCAGCAGATATCTAAAATCATATCTGAGCAGAACATCTACGCAAAGATTGATAGAATAGTGTAGAATTTGTTTATATTCCGGTTCAGGTATAAACATTATTCTTTGAATATTGAATTGTAATAGATAACTAGATTGTCTGCAGCTGCATCAAAGCCTTCAGTTAAGTTTCTTGTTTTATCAATTCCCGCCACGGCATTTCCGAAATCTCTAAGTGTACCTAATGTATCTTCTGCCATTGCCTTCGCTCCAGCATTGAAGGCTGCTTGTAACCAAGCTTCCATGATTTCGTTATAATGAGTCAGTGGTTCTCGTTTTGAATTTCTTATTACCATAACGTCATCGTAAAATCTTTCTGATCGAAGACAGTAGTTCTCTATTTCATGAAAGAACTTATCAAATTCTTTTTCTAGATTCATAGGCTATGATTTAAAATGGTCTCTAATTTTTGCTGCGCATTCCCAAGCAGCAACTCCAAGGTCTTTATTTGGTCTACTTGTCTCAATCTCATCACCAACTCTGTTACAAATGTTTATACACTCGGAAACTACCAAATGTACAAGTGTTTGTATTTCAGAAGTGTAATCGGATGACCAATCTATTGGCATATCTGAGTCTTCTTCCTCAGAAAATCTAATAAACCCCGCCTTGTCTATTAGTTTGTCTATTTTTGTTTTTTCCATATTAAGTTTTAATGTTAAGATCTCTGGTGTATTGAGATGTTATACTATTTTTAGGTTCAGGTCCCGGATATTTAACATCACTTTCAACAGGTAAGTCAAATGCCAATAATAAATTTTTTCTATCCGCCTGACTGCAGCAAAGTTTAGAACATTCTTTGACAATTTCTTCGGCAAAGCGTCTGCCAGTAGCATTCCACATAGGACTTTCATAGATATTGAAATGTGTTTTTTGTGCTAAGCGAAGAAATGGGTCTTTCATTTAGGTTCCTTATGTTTAAATGCTTTCTCTAAAAATTCTTTTGCACTTGATGATCCAAAAGAAGCAAAAATAAGTGCCCAACTAATGATACTAAAAGATATAGCAAAACGAAGTATTGCCAAAGACAGTAGGAATAGAATCGGACCAAAAATTACCAGCAAAACAATGGTGAGAAAATCCATTACCATTCACCTTCAGCACTTTTTACCAAATAGGCATATATTTTCATTGGACTTTCCTCAAAAACAGAATCAGGAGTTCGACCATCGAATGCTTTGTTGGGTCGCTGCCACCAATCATCAGCAAGATTCTCTCCAACCATGGATCTTACAACGTCTTCAGACCATTGCCTAATGCGTACTCTGTTCATTTCTGTAAATTAAAATAATTTCTAATTGCATATTCATGCTGCCTTGCGCTTTTTGCATAGAAAAATTCGGAAGGAATATGTTCTTGATTATATATGATGTCGATGCACTGGTCAATGACTAATCTGACCAAATTTTCATTGTAAATTTCGATCCAACGAGTAACCTCGATGCCTTCGGGTACGTTATTTTTTGCTTGATCTGCTAACTTTTCTATTATATTCATTGGTGCTCTTCATACAATTAGGTGAAAGTTTATATTCGAAGATTATATTCAATGTATATCGTTGTTGATTTTTTGTTGGACCCATTCCTCGATGCCAAAGATGACTATCAAACATTACAGCCTTGCCTGCGTTGGAAATGATTTTTCTATCTTCGAACTCTGTGTAGCCATCACACGTATTTAGGTAGTATATCAATGAACAAAAGTTGGGTTCGTTAAAATCTTGATGCCATTTTCCGCAAGATGACCTGTTATAGTAATTCCAATAGAATCTATTAACATCTATTTCGTCAAAGATGACGCCGCCCTTTTGTAATTTCTTAAGAAAAGAGGCAACGATTAGTTTTGCTATGACGTTTAAGTTGTTGTTATGGGTATTCATGTATTCATCTTGATACTTTGAATACGATTGTAGAATAAATCCTGAGTCGGAGTATTTTTCCGCGTAATAGTGTTCCTGAAATTTTGTATCTACAGGATATATGCTATCTATGGGATCTATTTGCCAAGACCTTTGGACCTTTAAAGTTTCAATTATGGAATCATTAAAATCCGAGTCCAGAATATTCTCAACTTCTATAATTTTACCTATCATTAGAATACCTCAAGTTATGATTTTATTCGATATTAAGATTAGACCAGATTTTAAGTTTTTCTCTCTTGGCTCTGGTATAGTGCTGAAGGCTAAGCGGT